AGGAAGGCCATTCCCGGGTCCAGCATTGCTGGTTCGTCTCGGCTGAACAGCGTCACACGGCTGTTAGCTGGCACCTCAAAGTTTCTGACAACCGCTTGCGTCGTGGCCGTCGCGGTGTCCGCAGGCACAAAATAGATTGTCACGGTCTCCAGCGTGGCTGTGATATTGGCCAGAAACAGGCTCTCGATCTGAAAGTCAGCGTCCGCCCGCGCATCAAGGACTGTGGACACGGTGTCCCCGATTTGCGTCACCGGAATAGGCCTTGGAACCCGTAGCGCTGGTGCGCGTTCCTGCTCGGTCCTGATTGCCTGAAAGCCAAGTGTCATCGCGTGCCCCCCGGTCTGTACTGGACTTGAACGGCAGACGCGCCCGACCATTCCCCGGCGGGTTTCGTCACCCTGACAGCAACGTGCTTCCCCTCGCCCCGAACCGGCGCAAAGCCGCCATAGCCAGTGGCAACCGTTGTGGATGTCGTCTGCGCGTTCTGGGTGTCGCGAAGTCGCAATGTCGCAGTCAGATCCCAATCCCCGCTATCAAGGACAGGCGTCACCCCAGACACAAACACACGCCGACCCGGTGCTGGTTGAAACTCGCCCGTTTCCCAAGCGGCCTCTATCGGCGTGCTCAGGAATAGCGAATATGATACGTCGGTGCCGTCACTTGTGAAGCACGCGAGAACGCGCTCACGGGCCTTGAATTGGGCGCTGTCGAGCGACACCGGCATAGCGTCTAGATCCGGGTAAAGCGCATCGACCTGCTCAAGCGTCAGACCCGCCACAGGTGCCCCCACAATCCATTGCGTGGAAACCTTCGCATATGACCAGCGGTTTTCTTCCCAAGCATAGAAAAGCAGCGTGTCAGCGTCGGCCCGCTCCGATGTCGGGAAAGACCAAACCACGCATTTATTCTGCCAATCAATCGCCGCCTGCACCTCGGCAACGCGTGTTGGCTCTACGCTGTCGAAAAACCATTTGTTGATGCGACGAGAACCGATAGGCTCAATCGTCGTGCCGTTGGTCACGTAGAAACCGTCTTGAGCCAAGAAATAGGTCAGATAGCCCACTGTAGCCGTTGAAAACGGGGCCAGAGCGCCACGGTCCTCTGAAATGGTCTCAGCCTGCCAGACTGTCGGAGGCCCCACATACGCAAGCCGTGTGATGCCGCGCGTCTGGAACACGATGGCATAGCGCCCGCCCGCGATTTTCTGCACCTGCCCGCGCGCTGGGTCTAGGTCTAGAAAGCCCGCCTGCGTCAGTCTGGATGGCGTCCAGTCATCCGCAGGGGCGTTGATCGCGGACCACTGAATCCGACTTGCCGCGTCGGTGATGTTGCCAAACATGACAAAGTCACCGACGCGGGCGCAGCGCCTGGCTTCGGGGGGTGAACCGCCAAGCGCTGCAAACGTGTCATCGGACGTGACGTTTTCCAGATACTGCGGGGGGTTGTTCGCCGCCGTCGCAATCACAAACGTGTTGAACTGACAGAAGTCCCAAGCCTCATTTTCGCCAATCGATGGCAAGCCGCTGGTGCGGGTAGCGACACCGCCGCGCACAGTGAACAAGGCATCATCCGCGCCACAGGCGACAATGCTGTTACCCGCAGGTGTGTAGAACTGCCTAGCCCCTCTGACGGCCCGGTCTATCGTCGCACCCGTTGCCTGCAACCCTGCGAGCGGACCATAGCCCCCAGGCGTCGGGACAACGTTAAGCGCGTCTTCAAGACCCGGCTTTTGATAAGTCGGGCCATCCGGCAACCATTCGCCAAGGGGGATTTCGGCGGTTTGCATACTATTTCGCCATTCCCAGCAGCCCGCCAAGGGACCCCCCAGCCTTGCCGGGTAGCCTGTCGTAAAGCTGTTGCAGATGACCGCCCATTCCGAACGATGGCATCTGGTGCTGCATCTGGGGTGCCATCTGGGGTGCCATCTGGGACTGCATCATTTGACCGCCCTGCATCGGGTGAGGCTGCGGATACATGGCTTGGTTGCCCTGCATCATGTGATAGGGACTGTGGAAGCCGTTTAGTCCTTGCATGGGTCTCTCCTAGTCGTGCGGTACCAAGCGGCCCGTGGCGCGCTTGCGTGCGAACTCTGCCTGCATGTTGTTTTCAATCGGCCCAGCGATTGCGCCGAACTCTGCCGCGCGGTCTGGGTCGCGAAGATATTTGAGGCAAACCCGACCACATGCGCTTGCCGTGACCAGTTCCCGCCCCTTGTCGAACCAAACGCTTTTGTCAGTGTCAGCTACGGGCACAGCAGGCTTTACCGTCGCGCTCATCGTGATGTTAAAAACACCGTTCGGTGTCGGATAAAGGCCGATCCGCTCGGCATATCGGGTATAGTAGATCGGGGGACCGCCAAGCGTTGTGCCGCGCTGCATCCGCTGGAATTGCGAAAAGTCGATATGAGTGATGTCGTGATAAATCGCGTTGGTGTTGTCGCGCATGTAGTCGATTTTCAGGATGCGTGACGCGTCCACCGGAAAGGCCACAGCCTCAGCCAGAACAAGCTGGTTGGTCGCGGTCCTGACAAACTGCGTTGCATTGTCCGTCTGCGCGTCCAGTTCTGCCCCAAGCGACCCTGTTTCATCGATCTGCGCATACCAAGTCTGGTCCGCGACTGTCGTCAAGCCAAGATCCAGCACCTCGGTCAGGTGCCACGGCTTGCGGTTGTAGTCCTCTACCGTCCGCGCAATCTCGCCCTTGATCTCGCTTTCAAGGTCAAGAATGGCCGATCCGTCTGCGTTGGCACGGCCAAGCATCTTGGCGCAATCAAGCGCGATTTCCGCTAGTGTGCTCATCAATCGCCGCCTGTATTGTCTCGGGTTTCATCCGCCCGTGGGCGGGCTTGCCGAAGATCCGCTTGTATTCTTCGCGCAAGGTAGGCTGAGGGGGGCGAATAACGCCCGCCTCTTTCTTTTCCGCAAAACGCTGTCGGCGTCTCACTTGCCCTTGCCTTTGCCGCTCTTGACGACTTCCTTCGGGGCCTTGGAATTCATTTGCTTACCCATGATCAGGCGGCTCCATTGTCTACGAGGTATTCGACCCAGACCACGCCAGCGCCAGCCGTTGGGGCTGTGCCTGCGGATGTGTAGTCGCAGGTGATTTCAGCGCCTTGGGGCAGATACGCGTCTGCCGCCGTGGCCATGTCATCAGCCGCGATTACGCCCGCTGTGGTCAGATCAAGCGCGGACCCGTATTCATCGGCATCCGCTGCGGTCCCGTCACCGGCTTCACGAAAGCCCAGATCCAGAACGTCGCTGGTGCCGCTGTCAAACGCAGTGGAGACGACAACGCCCCCGCGAATGATAGCCGCACCTTTCGGCACCCAACCCAGCGAAAGGGTCGTGCCGTCGTCAGTGTAGGCAACCGCACGGCGCAGGTAATGAACCTGGTTCGTGTGATACCCCTGACCCATAGTTTCAGCATTCATATTGATTGCTCCTTAGCTTGGGTTGGTCTGAGTGGCGTAGGTGGACACAACAATGGTGCCGAAGTCCTCGGCGTTTGTTGCGCTGTCGTCTGCCGGGGTGAACTTGGTCTTTTTCATGCCCCAAATGCAGCCGCCGGAAACGCCAAGCTGGTTGCCGTAGTCAAACATTTCCTCGTGCCAGGAATAGCGCTCTGCGCCGTTTTCCGAGCCGTAGGCAATGGTTGCCGCCTGCGCACCACACAGAACCGCGCGACGGGAATTGGCGAAGTTGACACCAGTGTCCGAGCGCACGCCCTGAGTAACCCGCGAAGCCTTGTGCAGAATGACGCCGTTGTAGACGCCAAGCGACCCTTTGAAGATCGGGTTGCCCGCGACGTCGCCGCCCTGCATTGCCGCCTTCTGGATGTCCGCCCACTGGCCTGTTGCCGTGTTGGTCCGCAGCGACGTGGCCTGATAGTCGTGAATGAACATGACGTACATGTCCTCACCGCCAATGCGAATCGGACGGATCAGGGGGCCGGTGTTGGCTTTGATGCTGGCCGTCTCGGCGCGCTCTCGCGCGATGTCGATCAGGTCAAGCGTGAAGATGTCACTGGACGTCAGGCTTTCGTCATTCGCCTGGTTGCCTGCGCGGATGATGCGGTTCGTCGTTGGCGCTGTGACGGTGTTGTGACCTGTGTAAAGGCCACGGGTCTCGGCGGTGTTACCGCAGATGTGGTTGAAAAACACAGTGTCTTTACGACGTGCGAACCAGTCGGACAGGCCGTTTTTGCCCTCGTTGCGCAGGTTGTAGGGCACGCGCTGCTCGGACATTTTGCCTTTCGAGCGGGTCGCATGGCGCATCTGGTTGATGACGACGCTGTCGTCAAAGAAGCGCAGGGCCTCCTCGTTGCCTTCAAGCGTTGCGTCACCTTCGACGCCGTCGCCTTCAAGCTGGGGACGCAGGCCGCAGGTGATCTTGTCACCAGCAGACTTTTTCAACTCGGTTTTCTCTTGGATCAGGCTGTCTTCGCCCTTTCCGATGAATTTGCTAATGAAGGTCTTGCGATACGCTTCACGAGCAAGGGTCTTGGACCACAGCTTGACGGCAAGCGGATGGTTGACCCCGAATTCGGTCTTAGCCATTGTCTGGCTCCGTTTATCTGGGATTTCATTGCCGCCCTATGACGCTGGACACGCGATGTCGGCTTGACGCCCCGACTGGCGAAGGCCCGTTAGGCGGGCAAGACCCGAACTCAACCGCCCATAAGGCGATCACGTTCCTCTTGCGGAATTTTTGCAAACTCTGCCTCTGAAAGGTTTGCAAGGTCTTCAACCGTCATGCCGCCCGCTTGAGCGGAACCGCCGGTGCCGATGCCTTGCGTCTGGCGCTGCGCGTTGGATAGCGCCGCGATGCGCTCTGCCTCTGCCTCTGCTGGGGCAGGCGCGGGCTGATAGCCCATTTCCAAGGCGCGCTGATAGGCTAATTTTGCTGGTGAGACGCCGAGTAGCTGCGCCGCCTGCAAGATGCTGTTGCGATCCGCGCCGAGTTGTTGACTGATTTGGTCGCCTCTGTAGCCCTGCGCCTGTAGCTGCTGCTCGCGCGCGTTTCTCATATGGTCAACAGCCTGCATGTAGTCGGGCTGCTCTGCCACGAATTCCGCCTCGACTTGCGCGATATAGGCCTGCATCTGCTGTTGCTGGATTGTCTGCTGTTGGAAGTTGGCGAGTTCATCGAAGCGCTGTTGCGTCTGTTGGGTGTGATATTCTTGGTATTTGCGGTATCCCTCAGGGTCGTAGATCGGATCGACCCACTCCGGCGCGGCCTCTTCGGGCTTTGGGGGGCTTTGCAAGGCCTGCATCTGCGCCCGCATTTCCGCAAGTTCCCGCTCCAGACGGGCGGTTGTGGCCCGCTCCTCGTTAAGCTGGCTTGCGGCCTCTTTGCGCTCTGAGCGCTCCTTGTGCAGTGCGCCATGTGGCACCATGCCCGGCGGGGGCTTGCCGCCGTCTGCCTCTGGCTCGGCCTGGCTCTGTTCCGGCTCCAGTTCAACTCCGGTTGGATCCGGCTCTGGCGCGGCGTCTGCTGCCTCCATCTGGTCCATCAGGGCCTGGTCTTCTGTGCTTAGTTCTTCCATGCTTGTCTCGTCAGCTAAACGTTACCGCACTATCGGGGCGGGGGCCGTTGCCCTTGCGGGGCGGTGAACGGCTGGTAGAGGTCAGCCGCGACTTTCATCGGCGCAAGTTGCGTCTCTGTTGCGATTTGCTGCGTGCGCGCGTTGTCCAATTGTGCGTTGGATAGGTTTTCAGCGATTTCAGACCGCTCTTTTTCGATCTGCAATTGGGCCAGCATCTGCTGCATCGGATCCTGCTGTGCCTGCCGCTTTTGTTGTTCAGCCTTTTCGCGGACCATATCCACAAAGGACGACGGCAACGGGCTGTATTCAAGGATCTTGGCCCAGTCGTCGAATCCGAGGCCTGCGGTTTGCAGCATCGGCATCATGGCCTGGACAACAGACCACGACTTTTCCTTTTCATTCGGTGCGGACGGCGCGTCGTCAACGACGACGTCATACTTGCGCGCGTTGTCATCCAGCGCGAACCGCACGTATTGCTCTTGGCCTTCCTTGAGAAGCCGCACCAAGCGCCCTGTCGGGGCGATGTGGTCACGCAGAAAGTGGAAGATCACCTCGCCTTGTCGCTTGCGATAGTAACGCAGACTGTCGAAGAACTTGGCCAGCGTCGTCATGGCCGCTTGCTTGCGCTGATACTCAAGGACGCCAGGCTGGTTTTCGTCTCTGAGGCCCAGAAGCTCCATGTTGACGCCTGATGCGTCACGAATAGCCGATACCGCGAATTCTGTCAGGTTCATCAACGCTGCTGGCATTTGGACGGACGGCTTGGGCTGGATTGAGCCGCTGGCCAATGCGCCTTTGCGCACCATTGTCGCCGAGTCTGCCGCCGCCCAGCTTTCCTCGAAGTCTTTCGGGTCATCAACCGCGCTAGCCTCATACATCACGCCGCCCTTGGCGTTGCTGTTGATGATGTGCAGCGTCTGGGAAAGCCACTTGTTGGCGTATTTCTGCGGATCACGCATCGACCGCAGCAGCCCGTAGAACATGCGCTCTTGCGTGTCCCAGTGGCCGGTCATGGCGACAAAAGTGCACGCCTCCGGGTCTGGCTCGTTGCTGTCCAGTATCTCGCTACCGCCAAGAAACGCTTGCCGCCACGATTGCTTGATCTTGATGCGGCTTGGCGGCAGGTCGATGCCCATCTTGGATATGGCCTGCCAGCGCTCTGGCGTTGCCTCCTGTCGCGTGCCGTCCTGCCCGATGAATTCAACCACGCGCTCTTTGGTGCGATATTGGACCTGCACGACCGTGACGGTTTCTGGCTCTTCCTCGTCCAGCATATTGTCGTAATCGTCATCGGGGTTGTTGATGTGGATGTCGTTGGACTCGCCATTGATCCACGCGCAGTCGATCTCTGCCGCTGTCTTGCCGGGGAAGCGCTCCTTGGCGTCCTCAGTCGCCATCTTGCGGACACGGGCAAATCGCTTAGCGTCATCCAGACCCTTGCGGCGTGCGTGCATGTCCCAGCACATCTCTAGAGGATCGATGCGGGGGCTTTGCGGCTTGCCCTCTTCGTCCTCTTCCCAGTCCAGGCCAGTCTCCGTGAAGCCCAGGCCGCAGATAAGGAGGTCCTCAAATGCGGTGCTGTCTTCATCCTCCGCCATCGCCTGGTCTCGGAACCATTCAGCGCCGGCCGTCAACACCTCGTTGGGCTTGGCATCGCCAATCTCGCGGGGGATAAACCGAACCTCGGTGCGGTTGTTGATCTCTGATCCGGCCACAGCGGAAATGATGACCGCGACACGGTTGAACACGACGGGGGCACGCCCTCGCGCCTCCATGGATTCCTTGGTCTCTGTGTCCCACTGATGACCTGCGACAAACGCATAGTCATCACGGGCCTGCTTGCGCCACTTGGATTGCGAGCGCCAGTCAGCCAACACAGCCTTTTTGAGTGTGGTAAAGTCGCTCATGCTGCCCATGGATTCCTTTGCCGCTTTGGCTTCTTCCGCTCAACCGGCGCTTCATAAACGACGGCACCTAGCCCGAAGGCGTCAGCCCCGTGGCTAGACCAGTCGTGCTCCGGGCCTAGCCCGATGTCGCGCTCATCATGGCGCTTTTCGTGGTACCAGCCGATGGCATCCAAGCCCGGCTTTACCCTTGGCTCGTTGAACCACATTGCCGGGAACAGCCTGCGCGCGGCCTCTACCCGCATCATCGCCGCGCCTTTGCCCTGGTTAGGGATAACATCGACTTCGAAGCCCGCGTCGATCAATGCGCTCTCGTATGAGACGTCATGCACCTTGTCGTTGGTCGCCCCGTCGTGGGGCAGGATGCACAGCGCCTTTTCGTAGCCGTTATCACGCAGCCAAGAGACGTGTGTTGCGAGCGGCTGGCCTTGTGCCTCGTAATAATCGAGCCATCTGATCTCGCGGCCCACGAATTGAGCGATCCAGATTGCGCAGGCATCCGACTTTGCGCCAGTGCCGCCGATGTCCCAGATAGCGCGGTACGTCATCAACGGGTCCGCCGGGACACGCCCTATGCGCTTCTCGGCCCGTGCGACTTGGATGTGCTTGGCGTAGTATGCGCCCTCGACGGCTGTGACAAAGCCACCTTCCCAGACGTGGTCATATTGCTCCGGGCGCTTGGCCAGATCCTCTTTGCGTTCGTCATCCAGCACCTTGGGGAACCAAGGGTTATCGCGCCAGTTGAGTTCAACGATTTTAGCCCCCTCGGGCGCGTGTTTGCGGAAGCGCTGGTGCGTTGCGCTCTTTTCGCGCTCTGGGTTCCACGTCACCCAGATTTCGCTGTCCTCTTCACGGATCGTCGGGATTAGCTTTGTCCAGGCTGTTTCGCTGACCGCCTCTGCCTCGTCCACCCAAGCCAGCAGGATCCGGGCCTTTGACTTGATGCTGTCGAGGTTGTGCCGCAGGCCTGAGAACGTGTACTTGATACGCCCATCCTTGCTGCGAATGTACTTGTCGCCGACCTCGTAATACTCAGCCAGCCAATCCTCGGATGCGATAGCCGCCTTGATCTCTTCCAGCGAGGATTCGTCAAGGCTGTTCATGTATTCACGACCACAGAGGATTTGCCCCTCAATGCCAGCCGCGCCGCAACGATACCCGTGTACCGCTGTCATCTTCGCAAAGCTGCGGGTTTTACCGCTGCCCCTGCCGCCGAATGCCCCCCTGTAACGCGCTTGGCCCTCGAACACAGGCACTAGCTTATCGGGCAGGTCAATCGTCGCTTTTGACATGGCCTCTCAGAACGATTTCAGTCGGCAAGCTGATCTCTTTGCCGTTGGTCGTGTGGTCTGTCGCGGCGAGATCGGGCATGACCTTCTTCAAAAGCGCAATGCCCGCAGTGACTTGCGTGCTGGTCATTTCTCGTTCGCCCTCAACATGTTCGACCAATGCGTTGAGGATGTTGCTATTTGCGATTTTAAGCCGATGCTCATCAGTCATCTTGAACCCGGCTTTGCGACCCCTAGCCATTACGCCACATCCACGATGCTGATTGCGCCGGTCCCGCTCACCTCCAGGTCAGCAGTTTCATCCGCGAAGACGATCAGTCCGTCCGTTGCGGTCGCAGTCTCTCCGCCGAATTTGATGCGGGCTGGCTCGTCCACTCGGATCGTCAGGACGTCACCCTGACTGGCGCTGACAGCAGATCCAGCGCCCGCAGCGCCATCTGTTAGGCTGGTGGCGCTTGTGGTGGTGGTATGCGCTCCAGATGTGACCAGACGGCCCCGCACGTTGGGGTTGGCCACGCCATACTTGCTGATTGAGAATGTTGCGGTGCCCATGGGGTCCTCGCTGATTTGATAAAGTTACGCTATGCGTTCATTTTGTTGTTGACGGGTGTTACGCTATGCGGTACATATGATGCAACGAAACGCTAACAGGAGACAGACAGATGACACGCACCGAAGCCCTGGCCCACGCCCAATCCATTGTTGCCATCATCAACGCAAACGCCGCTTCCATCGATCTGCCCGAAGGATACAGCGTCAAGACAGACATTTCCGAAACAAGCTGCGATGTCACCGTGTTTTGCAGTGCTGTCCACGAGGCCGACAGCGGTCTTGAACCTCTGAGTTTCTATCATAGCGGCCTATACGACGCGATTTTAAGCGGTTTCGACTTTGACGACGCGACCTGCGAAAACAACAACGGGCAGGTTTTTGAAACCGTCTGGAAAGTGATCGACTTTGACTGAGGACATGACACCCGAAGACCTCAAAGCCGCCCGAAAGTCCCTTGGTCTATCGCAAGAGCAGATGGCCAAGGTGGTTGGTTACGGTAGCCGCGTGCGCTGGTCGGAACTGGAATGCGGGGCCAGGAAGCCTAGCGCCGCCGTGAAGATCCTTGTGGGCCTGTATCTCAAGGGGTGCAGGTCTGATTGTTGGCCTGCGGGGTGATTGGTGGGCCTACGCCCCGTCGGGCAACGGCATACAGACTCTGTGAATGCACGCGTTTGAGCAGTATTCGATATGCAACGCGTTTTGCTGCACCCAGTCCCACAGGTTGGGGGCGTCGATAACCCAGTGGTCTTCGTAAATGAAGTCTGGCTCTCTGTTCATCGCCCTACGCCCCGCAGTAATCGCAACCACAGCCGCGACGGGGTGCGCCGCAATTGGTGCAGTTTGTGGGCTTTGGGGTCTGTGTGGGTAGCCCCATGTCGTAACGCAGTTGCGATTGAGCTTGGGACAGTTCCATATTGCGATGAACGCGGCTCGCGACGTTCAATTCGGCGTCAAGCCTTGAGCGGTGATAGCACCCAAAAATGTCCTGACCTAGCATCCTACCCCGCTTTGCGCCGAAGCGCGATGACCTGAGAAACCGGAACCCCGAATTCCCAGGCGATGACGTTGACAAACCCCTTCGCGGCCCTGATGCCCGCCTCTTGCTCCTGCGTCAGGTCGATGTCGCCTGTGCCGGGGTCGTGCAAGACCATGTCTCTCGCGTTTTCCTTTGGTGTTGCCCAGTACAGGTGGGCCGGGTTTATGCAGGAAAGATGGCCGTTCCCGCATTTGTGCGCGACCACCCGTTCCCCATCTGGCTGGCCCTGTGTGTGGATCAGCATGGCACGGGCGGCGCTTGTCATGCTGTAGTTGTATCTCACCCTCTTGACCCTGTGAGGCAGGGACTCGGGGACAAAGATGCAGCATTCTTCCTGCGCGTCAGCGTTCAGGAGAACCCAGTTTGCCGTTGTGCAATGGGCCTTGCCGTGATTGCGCTTCTTGGCCGCCTTGCAGGTCTCACGGCCCCAATTCGCACGCAGATCCCTTCGGGTGTGGGCCTCGATCATGTGCGGATCGTCACCGCTGTACTCTGCTTTCTTGTATTTCCGCTTCAGGTCCGGGCGGTGTATTGGGATGTGCGTGCCGCTCAGCGTTACCACATAAGCGCCTTGCTTGGGACATTCTGCCCGCTTGCGCGCCAGTGTCGTTGATTTCTTTCGGAGTGCTCTGTGGACCATATCCAACCCGCACCTTGCGCCGGGCACTAGGCTATTGCCTTACGCCGGTACAAAGGGTGCGCCTCTTTTTGTTTATCGCGTCACCCCGGTAGCCCCCCGACGCTATGGCCGGGGCAAAAACCACCGCTTTAGTCCTTGACAACCTATCTAGCTGATTTTGTCGGGCGAATCAATACATCGCCGCATAGATGCTCCCCCTGACGTCTCGCCCGGTCAGGTCCGGGTTGTGCCAGAGTTCGCAGCATATGGCCTCACATGCCTGAAGGCGGTAAATGTCCACACTAATATCCGGGTCTAGCCTGTGCGCTGCTGTCGCGAGCGCCCGCGCCAAGCGCTCACGCGCTTCCCAAAAAGTATCATATGCCTTGCTGCGCAAGCTCATCACTCACCTCCATTCATTCCGCTGCCCTCACGTCTACTGCTGAGACATGGACCGGCACGTCCATTCCGTCGATATAAACCCGCAAGCCCCAGCCGCGCGCCCTGCTGACGACACTGGCAAACGATGACATGCGGTCAGCGAACGGCCCGCGCTCGATCATCAGCGCATCACCGGGCTTGTAATCCACAACCCGCCTGCCCGCCTCAATCTCGGCCTCCACTCGCGCGTTTTCGGCGTCCAGTTCGGCCTTGCGGTCCAGTAGCTGCGACACCTCTGCCGGGTAGAGTTGTAGCTTGGTCTGATACAGGTGGCGGATGTTGCGGGACTCGTAAAATTGCCAGCCGTCCAACTGCGCAAACAGCCATCCCGGCCAGATCGGTTTCCGACTGACTTGGGGCGTAGACGCGTTGGGAGGGGTCACAGGGCGCGACCTTTCCGGAAGCCATGTCCACGCGCCAAGAAACGCCAGATCGTCGCGCACGGCCCGCTCTGAGCCTGTGCGGGCTGCTAGGGCGTATGTGGGGGTCAATCGCTGGCCTCGCTCTTGCCGTCGGACAAAATGGCGCTGTCCCGAAGCATTCGGCGAGGGTGCTTGGCATCGTAACGCCGCAGCCAATCTTCCGCTCTCGCCACCCTTTTCTTTATTAGCGGGTCCGCGTCCCATTTCCTTCCGGCACGGACCAGCAAAGATACGAGCATGACTGCGTATTTCTTGTCCTGCGATACATCGTGAACACCCAGCATCACCCGTCCCCCTCGCTATCGAAAATGGCCGCCTCGATTTTGCGCCCGCGATCACATCCATCAGGGGACTGCGTGCGGACAGCCTCGAAATGTCGAATTGTATACTCACGCTGTGCGGACGATTGTTGCCGCCACATTCTCAGATAAGTCTCACGTTCTGCCCCTAAGTCTCTCGCCATCACCCATCCACTTCGCAATCAGGGTTTCTACACTGCGTCTTTCCGGGCCTGACGACCTCACACCATGCACCGCAGTCGCCGCATTGCTCTCCGTAGCCGCCGTTGAAGCTGTCACGCGCCCAGTTCGGTGGCTCTTTGGCGAATAGGTCGCTGGCTGGGGTCTCGCTCTTGTCGATCTTCTCCAGCACCAGCCGATACCCGCTCAACTCAAGCACTTGGTGCACGTCGGGCGGGTCAATCACGAAGTCGCCCTCCCCAATCGCCAGCAGGCAGATTTGAAACGTCTCCCATGGCTCGGGGTCTCGGGGGTCCCAGCGGCCCTTGAACTCCGCAACGGGGAGGATTGTTTCATCCAGGTCATCCACCTCCTTGAAAGCCGCGTTGACTGCCACGACGTCCCAGCCATCAACCAGCAGCGCCCCGCGTATTGCGCTGTCTTGCTGGCCCCCGTGTCGCATGTTGCGGATCAGCGTCACGCAATCGGCGATCTGTTTTAGCTGGTCGGGGGTCATGCTGCTGCCTCCGTTTCCAAAATGGCATGGCCGATCAGTTGCGGGATTTGCGGGACGACTGCGTTTCCGAGGGCGCTGCATTGGTCCACTCGACCGGGAAACCCATCAACCACTCGACCCAGCGCGGGTTCAGCCGCCCATTCTCCCAACTCACGACCTGCGAAAGCATAAGCCGCTCTCCGCGCGCCATTCGCTTCTGGATCGCACCATTCCGCAAGCAGCCCCTGCCCCTGTTGTCCGACTTTTGCGGCGTGGGCCACATTGCCGGGTGTCTCGCCTGACCCGCCAGTCCATTTCGGGGGTCTGGCCCCACCCTCCCCCGCTTCTTCCCGTCGTTGTGTCGCGGGGTGTGCCACAATCCACACCCTGTCTCGTCGGTGCGACGCGCCAAGGGCGGAAGCTGGTATGCAATGCCATTCCGCATCGTACCCGAGCGAGGCCAGGTCTCCGAGAACTCGGCCAAACCATCCCCCTCGCCGTTCGCTTGGGCCACTAAGCAGGTTTGCGACGTTCTCCACGATGACGTAGCGGGGTGATAGCTCGCGAGTAAGTCGCACGATTTCAGACCAAAGGCCTGAGCGAGTCCCGTCCTCGATTCCCGCGCCTCGCCCTGCGACTGAGATATCCTGGCAAGGGAAACCTCCGGTGATGACGTCAACGGCAATTCCGTCTCGGCCCAAAGTGTCGGCTGTAAGGTCTCTGACGTCATGATAGCACGGCACCTCCGGCCAATGTTTCGCGAGCACCCGGCGCGGGAATTCCTTGATTTCGCAGAATGCAACGGTTTCAAAGCCACCGGTCCGCTCAAGCCCCAGACTGAACCCGCCGATGCCGCTGAATAGATCCAGAACACGCAGTTTTTCGGTCATACCGGCATCCCCGGCAGTGTGATGCGGTTGACGCGGTAGCCCTGACCGCCATGCATCCTGGTTTTCTTTACGACCTGATGACGCCCAAGGCGCGCTGTGCGCTCCTGCCATGTTTCCATGTCTTCATGCGGCTTGCCGGTGCTGTGATAGCGGCGCTTACCTGCTGCTGTGGCTGTCCAGCCGACATGGCCGCTTTCGATCAGACGCGCCAAGCGATGCCGCACGCCCTTGGACCGAATGCCGAGCACTTGCGCGACCTCGGAGGGTGACCGGGGTTCAGCCAGGAAGGCCAATATCTCGACGGTGTTCATTTCCGCGCCTCCCGGCCGATCCTGTCAATCTCGCGGCAGATGTAGAAACGGGCCTTTTTCAGGTCCTCGATGGCGTCGCCTTTCAGATCCGCGCGCCAAACGTATTTGACCGCATTGCCGAGATTGAAAGTCATGTGTTCGGTGATGGTGATGCACTCGACGCCGCTGGGGTGCTGCGTGTAGTGCTCGGGGTGGTTCACGGGGTCAGTCATGCCAGACCTCCCGGCAGGGTCACGATGGCGCGGCGCGTCCTGAATTGCTCGTAGAACGTCTTGCGGACCGACACCCGCCCCAATTCGGCGTTGCGCTCCTCCAACGTCCTGGGCGGCTCATAGGGCTTGTCCGTGCGGACGTAGTGAGCCTGCTTGCTGCTTTTACGCATCCGCACTGTGCGTTTGACCAGCCCTGCCTTTTCGAGAGCCTCCATGCGCCGGGGCACCATGAAGGACGATATGGCAAAGCGGCGGCAGATCTCATAGGTCGCCCGCTCGGTCTCTACGAATTTCAAAAGGTCTGTTTCGTCTCTCATGTCGTGCCTTTCAGAAAAAATCGGGGATTTCGTCATCGAGTTCTTTTTCCAGCTGGCTCTTGGGCCGCTGGGTGATTGCCGTGACCTCAGCGCCGGGGAACAGATCCTTGACCTCGGCAATGGGCGCGGTCTTCATGCGGGCTTCCAATGCCAGCGCCGCTTCCCTCAAAGTGAAGATGACCAGATCAGGCCGACGCGCCCTGAGCGTGGGCCATTCCTTGCCGTCGCGCATGATGGCGATTTTGCAATCGGGCAATTCGAATTCGTAATGCTCGCCAGTGCCGGGCTGGTGACCAAGTCGCTCTGCTTCTGCATCCATCGCCCGCAGACCCCGAATGCAATTGTTCGCATTGGCCGATGCTGCGGCGGGGTCCTGGTTGGCGAGCGCATCATTCAGCGCCGAGATGGCCGCGCCGTATTTGCGTGCCATCTCGGGGCCCACCAACTCGGGTAGCTGATCAATGCCCCACTTGTCGTCCATCTCGCGAGCGACACGGTCCAGGGGCCCGACTGCGTAATCGCATTCAATATCCACACGGGCCGCGCCGCTGTACAGCAGGCGGTCGCCCTTGCGTTGTCGACGGGGGCGTTTAGGCGGCATGGCGCAAACCTCCGCCTCTGGCCCAATTCTGTCCCACTGTCCCAGTCAGGGCGTTATAAGAAACGCCCCTGGGACAAGGTTCTGGGACAAAAGTGTGCGGGACAAGCTGGGACAAAACTGGGACATTGCCTTTTCGCCATGATTTACAGGCGGTTGCGGAAGTCTTGTCCCAAGCTTGTCCCAGTTTTGTCCCACTAAATCTGTCCCAGAAAGGGCGATTTTGTCCCATTTTGTCCCAGAACGATTTTAGGGCTTTTGGGACAAAGGTTCTTGTTGTGTTCTCATTCGTCATTTAGATAGTCCTCCCCGCCTTGCGTGATCCGCCAGCCCTTGGCGTGACGGCTGATTAGCTTCTCTTCGACGGCCTCCTTGATCAGACGGCCTGCCGCTGATTTCGAGATACCGGCCTTCTGTTCGATCTCGCGCAACGTGGCGCGGCTGTTGCCTGCGATGACTTCAAGCATGTCCTTGAGGCGCGTTTCGTGCCTGTCCGCGCGTGTCATCTGTTCGATTTGAAGGGCCTGTCTGCTGACCTTGAGGCGCAGCGGCTTACCCTTACTGTCGGTCAGGTGGGCGAATTCATGGGTACCCATGACGAAGTCTATTGGCTCGAACCCAGCGCCCCGAAACTTGGGGCTGTGGTGCAGTGTCTGCATGTCCTCGCCATGGCCCCACACAGTCAGGTTGCCGTCGATCTCAGCCAGGAATGCGCCGCCCCCGCGTGGGACGAGATTGTCTTTGCGCGGCTCTTTCCCTGCGGGGTGAGCGATGACAGCGACTGCGGGGCGTGACCCGATATTGCCGACTTCACGGAACTGGCGTGCGGCCTCGACCATCCTGATATTTGCGTTGTCATCGTCGCCCTCAAAGAAGGCTTGCAGGCTGTCGATGATGACCAGCTTCAGGTTCGGCAGTTCCAGCATTTTCGCCTTGAGCGTCTCAATCATCGCGGCAATCGAGAAATGCCCCTCGACAAAGTGCATCCGCTCTGGGGGGCCTATGTCGCGCGCCGCCAGCGCAGCCGCGTATTGCCATTTGAGGTTGTAGGGGTTTTCCCCCGCCAGAAAGAGCACGTCACCGGCCTCTGTCTCGCGGCCTGCGAAGTCCTCACCAAGCGCCACGGCCAGCCCGACCTGAATGGCCAGCGTTGTCTTTCCATGCCCTGGATACCCCGTCAGGCTGTAGACAACACCGCTTGGCAGGATGCCCTCAATCAGGTATTCCAGCGGGGCCAGGTCGGACAGGAAGTCCGCAGAGGACTTGATGCGGAAGTCTGCAATCAGTTGGGGCGATGCTGTGGGCGCTGCGTGCCGGTCTTGTTCCTTTGGCTGAATACCCTGTTCGCGCGGATACTTCAGCATCGTGGCCATTTCGGCCCGCGTCTGGTCGACTGTATACCCTGGCAAGGTCAGCCCTGGCGCAAGCGTCAGGATTTCTTCATCACTGGCCCCTAGGCCTGCAAACCGCCAGACCAGTTCGTTAACGTGCTTGTTCCAGCCTTCGCCCTGTAGGGCGTTGCTTAGCGATTTCTGGGCGTCCAGCGCTGGCCCGTAGCTATCACCGGTCGCCAGCGCAAACATGCCGCTCTGCGGTGCTGGCTGTGGCGCTGCTGACGCGAATACCCGCTGCATTTGATCGATCGATACCGGTTCGCGGGCATCGTCGTAGCTGTTGCGGAATGTGGTCAGTTCCTCGACGTATCCGCGCTCTTGCTTGTGCTTGGCCGGGTAGGCCACGGTGCCCGCGATACGCATGATGCGTGACGGGTTGACGACGGATTTGTCTGAATTGAAATGTGCGGCGATGCCCTGCTGGATGCGGGTCCATTCCTGCATGTCCGTCATTGGCTCTGTCAGCTGCCAGTAGACGTGAACGCGTGTTTCAGGGACTTTGCCGGTGACGACTGACGCGGAAAACTTGGGGCCGGTGAATTTGCGGATGTTTTCGGCGCTGTGCATATCATCGCAGTCAGCCCATAGAAAAAACGCGGCGATAATGTCTGTGTCTGAGGCACTGCCGACAACATCGGGTCTGATCGGATTGCGCACAACGTAGAGATTGCGCCCTAGATCGTTCATGTTGCGGATCCAGTCCACGGCTTCGTCAATCCTGTCCGGGGAGAAGCGGGCTGTGTGGGGCTGCGTGTGCTCTTTGAATGCGCGGACTTCAAAAGCGGCACCGCCGGGTATATCACCCCAGCGGGCCGTCATGTATTCCAGGTCGGCGCGGATGTCGTCAGTATTGGGAAGTTCTGCCAAGTTCATGCCGCGCCTGTTTTGCTGATAGGGACCGGGGCGCGCCGGGTCATGAGGAACCCGGCGCGCTGGTTAGGCGTGCTCTTGCGCCTGCAAGGCTTGGTATTCTTCGAAAACCTCAGCCTCATCGGCGCTGTCTTCGATTGCCTGCGAGATCATCGCGCGCGTTGCATCGTATCCGATGACGACGCTACAACCGTGCCTCTGAGCCTTGCCCTTGTGGGGCCAGAAATTGAGCCAGATCGGCTCCCCCGTGGCGCAGTCAATTCGCACCTGAACGTGCCACGGGGCTTTTTCTGGCTGCGGTTGGTAGAATTCCATCCACTCAAACCGCTTCTTGATTGCCAAGAAGTCGCGAACATTTTCGACGTGGTCGCTGTTTCTTGGGTCCATGTAGATGTCCATCAAAACGCTGCTTCTTGGGGAACGGCGCTTGATGTTTGCGGCGCTGGTGTTGGCACAGGCTGGGGGGCTGGCTGTGTCGCCTCCGGTGCCGCTTGTGCGATCTTCGGGGTTTCAGGCGTCAGGCACGCAGGGCGGTCCACCCACTGGGCGATTGTGAACTCGGGGACGTGCATGCGCTTTGTGCCGGTCCCCTCGGTGCGGAACCCGGTGTACTGAACCACGGGGCACTTGCCGATATTGCCTGCGAAGCCTGCGTTCATGGCCTCAATCATCGACATGACGCCCTTGTAGCCACCCCAGCCAGTGACGTCGAAAAGCGCGCTTTCGCCGCCGCCGACTGCCACGCGGAAAGACACGGCATTTTGCCACTCAAACCCGCCGCCTGCGTTCTTTGCCTCGGACCGGCGCTGTTCTGCGACAAGCGGTGATGCAAACCAATGGCGCTCGGGTGCTTGGCCTTCCATGAACTTGACGAAGCCCAGCTTGAGCGATCCGCCTAGCTGCCCGTCATGGGTGGCGAAGATGTCCGAGACGATGCCGCCCTTGAAGCGGTCCGTCATGTCTTCATAGTACCAGTCGTCGCCGTCTTTCTTGCGCATGTACCAGGACCCGTCGGCCATGCCTTGACCGGCGCGCTGCTTGTAGCAAAAGAAGGGCCCGGACTCGCCGCCGGTGTTCGTTGGAATACTAAACATAGTGTCTCCGTTGATGCTGTTGTGATGTTGTTCCCGGTGCCGCCGGGTCGGATCAGGCGATTTCGTAATAACGTTCGCCGAATGCTGTCAGGACCTCGTCAAAGACGTCCGGGTGCTCGTGGGCCAGCAGCCGCAGGAATTCCCACTTGGCGACCAAGTGCTTGCGGACTGTCTCGAATTTCTTGGGGTTCTGCATTTCGCCGATCATGTGGTAGGCGAAGTCATGCGACAGCTTCGCATCGCTCGGCAGCTTGACGTAAGTGTCCTTAAACCAGTCGGGGATGTAGTCCGCCGCCACGGGTGGCGCGGGCTGCAATGCAATGGCAAACATTAGAGCATTTCCTCTATGTGCACGATTGTGCGGGGTTCCGGCCCCCAGTGCTTTGTGACGCGGCAGTCGTAGACCTGCCCGTCATCGACAAAGGCGATGCGGTTCAGACCATCCAAAATCGCCTTCTGGATGTTGTCCGCATCGGGCCGCTGGATATGCGGCTTGCCCATGGCCTCGCGCTTTTTCTTCTGGGACCATGATGCCGCAGGCTTGAACGTGGCGATGATGTCCACGCGCACGGGGCCAGTGATTGGCTCTGCGAAGCGCAGTGCCGCGATGTCGCGAACAACGCTTTCAAACGCGACCGTCTCCTTAGGCGTGTAGACCCGGCCCTGGCGTGTGGCGCGAGGGCGTTGCTTGGCAAAGGGCTTGCCGGGAATTGTCAGGGTGATCATCTCACGCCCCCAAAAAGCCCCCGCAGGCCGAAGCGCTGCGGGGGAGTTGCGCGCCGCCGAGCAGATAAAAGCGGCGCGTGCGGGGCCAACAGGGAGGACGCCCCGAAGCTGGGAAGGGTGTGTGTTCCGTGAGTGGTGGTTTCCGTGGAATCTGCGTTCACGGTCTTGTTAACCTTTGCAACCGCTCCCACGTTTTCAGCAGGCAAGAGATCACCGAGCATCAAGAAGCCTCCGAGAGAGGGGCGGATGACGGAGACGAATTTTGTTCAATAAATTGACGCACACGCGCGGCGACTGTGATTGTACAGGAGCCGCCGTCCTTCAGGCGTGCATACAGCCTACTGTTTGCGACTGCGCGGCTCGTGACCGTCGCTGGCGCGATGTTTTTGGTCTGCGCAAAGCGCTCAATATCGGCGATCAGGTCATCATGGGTCATGCCCATGTATAGGGATTATTGTCCCCATCAGTCAAGGGACAATCGTCGCCTTTTGCAGAGTCGCCGACCCGACTATTCTTGCGCCATGAGGAAAATGTTCAGGCAGGCACTGTTGGATGCCTGTGACCGCACGCAGACATCCCTACGCGCCGTCGCAAACTCCACTGGCGTGTCCTATGAGCAGCTAAAAAAGCTGAAGCAGGGCAAAAGCCAATCGACCAATGTCGATGATGCAGTGCTCATTGCAAACTTTTTTGGGATGAGCCTTGATGAGTTTCTTGGTGATGACACTCACCAGAAGCGGGACGAGATCCTTGATCTATACAGCCGACTAGCGCCGCAAGAGCGGGAGTTGTTGCTAGCTGCCGCACGCGGTTTTCGCGCTCAGCCCCTTCCGGCAAATCAAGAATAGAATGCAATTCATTGGCAAGCGTTTTCAAAACGTCCATGACCCCTCCAGGCAGCACAAAACAGTACAATGTCCGCGACAGCAGCGGAAGGGTTTCGTGAGTGGCTCAAGGCGCGTAGCCGAGCACGGTTCCTCACTGGCAGTTCTTACCTACGAGAACATTAAGAGAACATCAACCGCTAGGGGTGGTGGGGCGCAGGGCCTTATCTCGCTAGGTCAGGTGCCCGCGCGGGGATGTTGGGTGGAATCAGGGGGCGTAGATCCATGAGCGAAATTGACGACTTACGGGCGCGGGTGGACGCGCTAGAGCAGGAAGCCCAGATTTTGCGAGACGGGGTTTGGTACGCGATGCAGTTTGCTTTGAAGTCCCACAGCGCGTTTGGCGCTCAGCGCGACACTGAAAAATCTGAAGCTGACTTCGAAATCGTAAAGGAGACCTTTGATAAGATCGCCAACATGCGTAGCACATCTAGAAAAATTGGCGTGAAACCCCATGGCTATTGAGGACATTACCGGTCGGGGCCGAACCGAAGAGCAACTGCTTCAAGAGATGGAGCAGTTGAAAAAAGGCGGGCAACCCCCTACTGGTGGAGGCATGGAGCAAAGAGTTGCAGCACTCGAAGCCAAAGTGGCAAACGTCGAAAAAGGCGTTGAAAGTCTTGATGCGCGACTTCGCGGCGTCGAGACGGGCGTTGCTGAAATTCGCGGCAAGCTGGATGACATGCCGACCAAGGACTGGATGACCACCAGGCTAATAGTGATCGTTGGCGCTATTGTCGGTCTAGCTACACTGTTTCTCCGGGCGTTTCCCACTGGGACACCCTAGCGAACCAATCCCCTAGCACTCCCCAAAAGCAAGCCATCTGACCTGCCCCGCTTCGGCGGGGTTTTTTGATTCTACCTATGCGTGTCATGACTTCAGGATAGCGCAAAGGGGATTTTTGTCCCTCTTTTTTATTGACAGGGATAATTGTCCCCTGTACTTTCTCCCCAAGCAAACGGGAGACCACACATGCTCACCAGGAACACTGACCTACTCAAGTCCGAGATAGCCCGCCACATCGCCGCTGATGCCGTGGTTCAGGGAAGCTACTGGCGTGGCGCGAAAAACGCCGTCGGCGGGAGAGGCTGCTTTATCGGATGCCTCGCGCACTCAAGCGACGCAAAGATTCTGGGCGAAAAATACGGCCTGCCGCTGATGCTGGTGAAAGTCTGCGAAACTATTTTCGAAGCGCTTCGCGAAGCTGACGCCAAAGACTTTTTCGCGAAGATCGGCGATGCTGTCGGTCGCGATGGCAAAGACTTGACGCGGGTTGTCTGGGCGTTTCTCGCCAGCGAATTGCGTGAACTAAAGGGGCTTATCGACGACGCGCAGCGCGCCGTGGATGACGTGATTGCAGGGATGGGCCTGCTTGCTTCCGGGCGGGATTGGCCGGACGCCGTCGGAACCGCCGATGCTGCCGAAAATGCCCTCCGTGCCGTCGGTCCTGGCGAAACCGCCCGTGACGCCAGCGAAGCCATATTCCATTCCGCCGAAGCCGCCGCGACTGCCGACGCCGCAGACGCCGCAGACGCCGCCGACGCCGCCGCCCATGCTGCCCGCGCTGCCGTCTATAACGGTGGCACTGATGTCAGCGAGGCAGCGTCGGCAGCATGGGCGGCCTATATTGCCTCCCGCCAGCGGCAAAAGGCCACCATCCTCAAACTCATTCGAGAGGCATCGTAATGCTCGACCACGCACCGCCCACCGAAGGCCAGATCGTCAGCAAAGTCATCAGCGACATTGACGCCCTGATCGCGGAACACGTCACCACCCCTGACATGGGGCTGTCGCAGGCACTGGCCAAGCAACGCCTTGTCCGAACCATCGTTTCACGCCTGCTGTGCGATGCCGGGGAGACGTACATCCTCAAGATTTTCAACGAATACGTCGCCGCATCACGCAGCCTGTCGCCGATGTCCCGCGATGACGAAGACGAACAGCGATTTTGGCTTGATGAACTGAGTCACGTTGCAATGGAGGTCGTGAAGGACATGCGCAATGACGCGGGGCTTGAAGAACAATGACGCCGGAAACCCAGAAATACGTCCAGCTGCGCCGCCAAGTCCTGGAACGCGACCAGCAGCTGGCAATCGCCCGCCAGCACCTTGAACAGATCAAGACCACCACCCGCGAAACAGCAACCAGACGCCGCGCCATGGCTGCGTTGGCACATGTGAAGGATATGACATGAAGCCGACAATCGCAGAGAAACACCCCGAGGCCTACGACGCCCTGAAAACTGAGGGCTTCACCGGCATAGCCGAGATGATGACAATTTTTCGCTCACAAAAGATGATGGGCGAGGCTCTTGGCGTCCAATCATCCGCGACCATATCGCAATGGTCGGCGCGCGCACACGACCCCAGTCACCGGTACGAGAAAAAGGCGCGCTCATGGCTCAAGGCGCAGCGCAAGACTGAGCCAGTCCCTGAGCCTACCTACGAGCCTCGCCCGGTCCCTATCGCCCCGCCCTTCCCACAGATCCAGCACGAGCCAAAGTTGCTGATGATTGGCGTCAACGGCAATGAAAGTGAGGTCCGCAAGGCGCTGGAGTTCCTGAAGTGCGAGGTGTTCGAATGACCCCGCTTGAGACGCTGCAAAAGGCCCGTGAGCACCTGTCCGATCCGAAGAACTGGAACAAGGACGGGAACTATTTCAAGGACAACGACCGGTCTTCCGGATGCTGCTGTGCGCTTGGGGCGCTTGCTCTTTGCGAAGTGGGGCCGAACCCGCGATGGAGCGCGCCGCATATTCACGACGCTCGGGCTGCATTGATGAGCGCACTGCGGCCCGGCGGGCGCACAGTCACTTCATTCAACGACGCCCCCTCCACCACCCACGCCGACATACTGGCGCTATTCGACCGGGCGATAGCGTCCGTGGAGGGTGAGGCATGAAATTCGACCAATCAATCAAAACAGGAGACACCCATGAAAAATACATCAGACCTGCGCGCATTCTTGCTAGAGAGAATGCAGGGGCTTGCCGATGGAACGGAGACAGTAGCAAACTGTCAGGCCGCCGCGAACTTGGCACGACAAGTGAATGCTACACTCGCCCACGAATTGAGCGCGGCCAGGCTTCTCGCACCTGGAGAAGGGACAAAACCCCTGCGTATTACAGGCCAGTAGAGGCTTGGCACAGGTGGGCGCGGCGCTTTGCGCCCCCTGTGTTCCTTGCCCATTTCGGCACCGGATACAACCCGGTGCCGAACGCCACAAGTCCCGCAATGCGCCTGCTTTGGAGTCAAAGCGACGTGCCTTTTGAAGCGGCCCGACACGCAATTTCGGGCTATGCCCCGATGACTGCCAAATGCTTTTGGGAGCACTTCCCGGCGGGCTATCAGCCTGATTATCCCATGCATCTTGTCATTCAGGGGGAGTCGTTCCGCGTGGTTGGACAGCAGCGGATTAGGCTTATCGCTGAATTGAATTTGCTGATGATGATTGCGGGTAATGACTTTTCACGCGCCGACGCAATCGCCGCAATCCGCTCTGATATGGAGGCTATGATATGACCCTAGACGACAAATCCGGTGCCCGCGAGATTGCCGAGCACACATACGGGGTCCGCGTGGCCGTCGATGACTACAGCCAAGACAAGCCCGTCGCTATGGCGGGGGCGCCGTGGTCGCGCCTTGTCGCCTATGCTGCGGTGTCGCTGTTCTTGGTGCTGGGTATCTGCTGGGGGCTGGGGTGATGGTCGAGGGCGCCCCATGACCAAGGCCCGCACATACCCGCGCACCGGCGCGCTGATGGCGCTGGTCAGGATGTTATTGAGAGGTAAGAGATGACAGACAAAACAAAAGCCTTCATCCTTGTGGACAGCACCGGCAGCAGACTTGAGCGCATCGCGGCCAAAATCGCCACTAATACAGTGTGCGCGGCGATTGTGTTTGCCCCTGGCCTACTTGCCGATAGCGCTGCAATGCAGCGGGCCGGGTTCGTATTCTATGCGGCGCTGTCGCTGGGGTCTCTGGTCATTATAGTCGGGGACCACAAAACCGCCGACGAGATACGCGCAGAGCTGGACAAGATTGAGGCGGGAGAAAAATGACCCGCCGCACCACAGCAGCACTTGTCGAGACCGCAATAAGCGCCGCAATCGCATCCGGCAGACCCTTCACGGCTGTTGAGGTGCAAAGCGGCGGTGTGGTGCGTATCCTATTCAGTGAGCCGGACAGGGCCGCTGACAAGGAGGTGACATGCGACGACATATTCGGGGTGTCCGATTGAAGGGCATCAAGCGAAAAACGGTCAAAGGCCGGGTCTACGTCTATCGCATTGTGCGCGGCAAGCATGTGCGCCTGCCTGACTTGCCTGAGAACGACCCTGAGTTCCTTCGCGCCTATTTGGCTGCTGACACCCCAGTAGCAAAGGACGGAACCCTAGCGTCGCTGATACAGCTTTGGCTGGCCTCTGAGGATTTCGCTCGCAGAAAGACCACCACACAGGCGGTGTGGCGCAGAAGGCTCGATGAGATCCGACAGAAATACGGCAAAGCCCCGGTCACTGAGTTGCAGACGATGCACATAAACAAGGCACTGGCCAAGCTGTCACCGGGTGCCAGACGATCCGTCCGGACAATCTGGCGCGGCCTTCTGGACTTCGCAGTGAGCGAGACTTGGCGACACGATAACCCCGCCAAGTTCGCAACAATCGCAAAGACGAAACCCGTGCCCCACGCGCCTTGGTCAAAGTCTGACATCGCGGCATTCCGCAAACGTTGGGTCATGGGAACAGGCGAAAGACAAGCCTTTGAGGTGATATTCTGGACTGCCGCGCGATGCGTGGATGCCGCCACTATCGGGTGGCGGCAGGTTTCCGGAGGTCAATTGCAATTTGTGCAGGCCAAGACCGGGGGGATTGCCACTGTGCCGATCACGATTGCGATGCAAGCAGAGCTTGAGAAGGACCGTAGGCTATTTCTTGGGGCGGCATCACCGGAGATGATGTTTATCCTGTCAACGCACGGGAAGCCTCGGACCGTCAAATCGCTGTCGCAGCTTGTCAGCCGCGCGGCGCGTGACGCGGGCCTGTCCGATCGGACTGCCCACGGACTGCGCAAATCGCGCGCTATTGCCTTGGCTGAGGCGCTGTGGACCCCGCATGAAATTGGGGCATGGACCGGCCACGAGACCCTGCAAGAGGTGTCCGAGTACACCAGGGGAGTGAACAAACGGGCACTGATTTCGGGGAAACAGGCACATCAAAACGGGGAAACTTTTTCTCAAGTGACTGAATTCAAACGAGAAAACAGGTGATGTGGTGCACCTGAGAGGTCTGCGCTTGTTGAGTGATTTCAAGCGCTTACGCAGGAAACCCCGCCAAAACCGCGCATTACCCGCCAATGGGTTGCGCGCAATACGGGAAACCAAAATAGGAGAATGAGATGATAGATTGGCTGTGGATCCTGCCCGCGTTTCTTGCGGGCTTCGCCATTGGCTGGGGAGGGTCAAAGCGGTATGGCGCTGGTGTGACCACCGGGATAATCGGCACCATCCTGGCGCTCTTCTGGCTGGGTTAGGCCTTTATTTCTGCGCGTAGCTCAACTGGATAGAGCATCGGTCTTCTACACCGTTGGTTGAGGGTTCGAATCCTTCCGCGCAGGCCACCTAACCCCCACACGCCCCCTGCAACCCGCTCAACAGCACGGCCCCGGTTCGCTTTGATCTGGGGCCGCCGTCATCTAGCAAGGCCGCTGCATGGGCCGCTCTGTCGGCCTCTGAGGCCTCACAGATCCCCGCAGTTTCCACCGGCAAGCTGGAGCAAGACGCAATCAACGTCGTTGTCATCAATGGGAATATCAGCCGCATCG